GGGTATCGTATTGGAAGGGGAACACTTGTGTAAGTCGATGCGTGGTGTAAAGAAAGAAGGTAAAATGCGTTCTTCTTTCTATTTTGATAATGGAAGTTTACCTGAATTGAGGGCAGAATTGTCCCGATTCGTTAGTTTTGGTTAATTATGACAGAGAAGAATGAAGTAAAAAAGAAAAGTAGGGGGCGTAAATCTGAATATAGAGAAGAGTATGCGGAACAGGCTCTAAAACTTTGTCTGTTAGGTGCAACGGATAAAGAGATCGCTGAGTTCTTCTCTGTCTCAGAACAAACGTTGAACAGCTGGAAAAAGAAGTTTCCTCAATTTCTTGAGTCCTTAAAAAAGGGAAAGGCTGTGGCGGATGCGAATGTCGCTTCGAGACTTTACAGCCGTGCGATTGGCTACGATGCCAAGGCTACGAAGTTCGCTACCAATGAGGGCCGGATTACGGATAAAGTAGAGTATATCGAGCATTATCCTCCGGATACGACAGCCGCTATTTTTTGGTTGAAGAACCGGCAGCCGGCTAAGTGGCGTGATAAGAAAGAGGTCGAGAACCTTGTTAAGCTGGGTGATGAATTGGAATCGATGTCGGATGAAGAATTAGAAGCAATTATCCGTGGCGAAAAGGAGTAAAAGAGACATATTAATCAGGCAAGCAAAGGCAGCTACCATATTGCGTAAGCGGGAGGCTCGGAATGATTTCTGGGCCTACTGTTTATATCATGACCCTAAGTTCTTTGCTAAGCGTCTGTTCTTAAAGAAGGTGGCAGATGCTTTCACCCGGGTGTACGAATCGTATCTGTCGGGTGTGATCCGCCGGCTGGCCGTCTCCATGCCGCCACGTGCCGGGAAGTCTTATATATCATCCTTGTTCATTTCGTGGATGCTTGGCCACTTCCCGGAAGAGTCGGTCATGCGCAACTGCTGTTCCGATACGCTGTATAACAAGCTGTCTTATGACACGCGCGACATCGTCCGTTCTTCCCGGTTTAAGGAAATCTTCCCAGATATACAATTGCGTGGTGATAAACAGAACGTGCATGGCTGGAGCTTGGAAGCTGCCCGGCAGGTAAGTTACTTCGGGGCTGGTGTAGGCGGTACGGTAATCGGTTTCGGTGCGTCCATGCTCGCCATGACGGACGACTTGTATAAGAGTTTGGAAGATGCGCTGTCTGATACCAACAATGAAAAGGTCTGGTCGTGGAAGCAGGGAACGCACGATTCCCGTATAGAGGGGAACTGTTGTTCGATCGATATCGGTACCCGCTGGTCTGCCACTGACGTGCTCGGCCGTATGGAGGAGATGGGAAAGTATGACGAGATCATTCGTGTCGCCGCCTTGGATGAGAACGACCGTTCTTTTTGTGAGGAGGTACATACGACAGAGTATTATCACGAATTGCGTGAGGAAACGGATGATTCCATTTGGTGTGCCGAGTATATGCAAGATCCAATCGAGGCAATCGGGTTGTTGTTCCCGAAATCGGAGCTT